AGCAGGGACGCGTCAATGGCAGATCAACTCGGGCAGGCGGGGGTATTGCAGGTTATCCCGCCGGCGCAGCTTGAAGCGCAGCTACAACAGCGCGCACAGGACCAAGCCACGGCGGCCCAACCGCCGCGGGGCGAGAGCCAGTACACCGAACTTGCGGGATATGTGAAGTCCCAGTTCGAGATTTTCCGGAACCACCGCAACACCAATGCGGGGTGGTCTAACCGCATGCTCTCAGCACTGCGCACGTTCAACGGCCAGTACGACCCGACCAAGCTCATCGAGATCACCAAGTACGGCGGCTCCACGGTATACGCGCGGATCACCGCTCAGAAGTGCCGTGCCGCCTCCTCGCTATTGCGCGACATCTACCTGGGACCCGATACCCCGTGGGCGCTAGAAGCGCCAGAGAACCCCGACGTCCCGCAGCAGATACTCGACAGCATCGAGAAACTGGCTGCGTCCGAAGCGCAGATGGTAGCGCAGCAGCTCGGACAACCGCCGGACCCACAGAAGGTGAACGACCGCAAGACCGCACTCATCGAAGAGGCGGAAGAGGCAGCGAAGAAGAAGGCGGCAAAGCAGGCGCGCGTCGCCGGCGAGAAGATTGAGGACATGCTCCGCGACGGTGGCTTCTACCACGCGCTCGCCGAGTTCCTCGTCGATCTGCCGATCTTCCCATTCGCTGTCATCAAGGGACCGGTGGTCAAGATCATCCCGAAGGTGGTGTGGCCGCAGGGCGGCGCCGGCGGCATGCCGACGACCAAGCAGATACCGACGCTCACCTGGAACCGGGTGAGCCCGTTCGACGTCTGGTTTACGCCCGGCGTAGCCGACATCGCCAACGCCAACGTCATCGAGAAGTTGCGTGTGACGCGCGCTGAACTCAACGATCTCCTCGATCTGCCCGGATACGACACCGCCGCTATCCGTGCCGTGCTCGAAGACTACGGCCGCGGCGGCCTCTACGACAACTGGGATACGACAGACGCTGAGCGCAGCGTGCTGGAAAGTCGCGAAAACCCGGCCTGGAACAGGTCCGGGATGATCTCAATGATGGAGTTCAACGGCAATGTTCAGGGACGAGTACTTCAAGATTACGGCCTCGCTGTTCCAGATGAACTACGCGATTATCATGTCAATGTTTGGGTGGTCGGCAGTCATGTCATCAAGTGCCACCTCAGCCCCTCGCCAAGACAACGTCATCCATATTTCGTCACGTCGTTCGAAAAAATCCCCGGAACGCCGGTAGGCAACGGCCTCACCGACATGCTTTCTGATCTTCAGGAAGCCGCCAACGCGTCGCTCCGCGCCCTCATCAACAACATCTCGATCGCCTCCGGTCCCCAGGTGGTGGTCAATGATGACATGCTCGCGCCGGAAGAAAACGGAGAAGACCTCTACCCATGGAAACGATGGCACGTACGCAACGATCCGCTCGGCGGCTCGCGCCAGCCGATCAGCTTCTTCATGCCGGCGAACAACTCGCAGGCGATGATCCAATGCTATCAGGAGTTTGTGAGCATTGCGGACGACGTGTCAGCTATTCCGAAGTACGTGGGTGGGCAAGCCGGTGGCGGTGCTGGTCGGACTGCCAGCGGCCTAGCGATGCTGATGGGCAACGCGTCCAAAATCCTACAGACGGTGTCCGCTAACGTCGACCGCGATGTGGTCGAGGAGAGCTTGCTCCAGCTGTACGATCTGCTGATGCTCACTGACAAGTCCGGGATGCTCACGGGCCTGGAGAAGATATCGGTGCAGGGCGTCTCGGTCGCGATCCAACGTGACACGCAGCGCCAGCGTCAGATCGAGTTCCTCACTGCGACCAACAACCCGACCGACCAGAAGATCATGGGCATGCATGGGCGCGCCGCAGTACTGCGCAGCGTGTCGCAGGATATCGGCATGCCGGGCGAGGAAGTGGTCCCGTCGGAAGACGCGATCGAGAAGATGGAGCAGGAGCATAAGCAGCAGGCGGCAAATGGCGGCAACATCGATGAGCTGATCCAGCAGGCTGTGAACAAGGGTGTCGAGGCCGGCGTCAAGCGTATCAGCACTGAGCTGACAGCGGGTGTCCTCGCAACTCACGCCCATATGCCGGAAGGCGCGCCGACACATATCGGTACACCGGGCTCTATGGATGGGGGTGATCCGAGCGTCGATCTCGGCCATCCGCAGAACCAACCTCAAGGTCAGCCGCCGCAAGGCGCGCCGGGCAACCAACCGCCGGCGCCGTCGCAGTCTATGGGACCGCAGACGCATCTGGTCGGAACGGGGCAACCCATGCCGGGTAAACCTATGGGAGGCATGCATTGAGCAAGACAGTTCGTGTCGTAGGGCCAACGGGTGCTAACGGCACCCTTGAACAGGTCTACGTCCTCTCTCAGTTCGCCGGCCCGACTGGTTTGTTCCCAGTTTGGGTACAGGCCGCAACAGGTGCGACCGGGTTCAAGAATGTCATCGGGGCAGCGCGTCTCGCTATCGACAGTGGGTTCACCGTTCTCGACCAAACGGACGTCATTCCCGGTGTGCTCTTCGGCGGGGTTACGGCTTACAAAATCCAGGGAACAGCAGCGGCGATTAGCGCGACCCTGACGCGTCCCGTCCCGCAGAGCGCTACTAAGAATTGCGCCTCTGCGATCGTAAGCTTCAAATCCGCCGCAGCGTGGAAATTGGTGTCTCACGTGGGTGGCGGGGGCGCATTCGCACCTGGAGGGACTGATGCCCCCTCGCTCGATACTACTACTGCCGACCTCATCGTGGTCGTTATGACGGGTGGGAGTTTTGTAACCCCCGTCGACAGTAACGGCAATACTTGGACGCTAGCCAAGCACCAGTCCAGCGGCGGCAACGCCGGTGAGGTATCTATTTGGTATTGCCTAAATCCAACGGTTGGAGCGGGTCACACATTCACGCTCACCCCGAGTTTCAACACGCACGCCATCTCGGCTTGGAGTGGCTCAGCACCGGGCGGGTTCGACCAACAGAACGGCACGTCTCTAATACCGTCTGACGGCGTCACGCTTACGCAGTCGACTGGAAGCATCACTCCGACAGCGGACAACGAGTTGCTCATTGCCGCCTTCGGCCTCAACGATCCGTCGAATAATCTCACAGGACCTACCGGTCCGAACAGTGAAATCAAAACCGTAATCATCAGCGGCTACTCGGGGCCACGTTAACGAACGCGTAACGCTTCGGACTTGTAACCAACACAACACATCAGGGGAATTTGAACCATGACGATCCTGTCCTCTAAAAACTACGACCGCAACATGCTCGGCAACGTGCTGAAGCAGGTTGTCGATGCGGTCAACGCCGGCGGTATCGGCGGCCCGACTGGCGTCACTGGCGCCGCGGGTGCAACTGGTCCGCAGGGTGCGGGCACGGGTCCGACTGGTCCGACCGGCGCAACTGGCCCGACCGGTGCAACTGGTCCCGCCATTGGTCTTCCTGGTCCGCAGGGACCGAACGGTGCGCAGGGTTCGACCGGCGCAACTGGCCCGACTGGCATTGGCGCAACTGGCCCCGCTGGTCCGTTCGGTAACACCGGCCCCGCTGGTGGACCGACTGGCGTCACCGGCCCGACGGGCACTGGCATCACTGGTCCGACTGGTTCGAGCTTCACCGGTCCGACGGGCAACACTGGTCCGACGGGTACTGTCGCGATCGTTGTGATCCCGCCGACGTCCGACCCGCATGTCAACGGTCAGGTCTGGAGCAACGCGGGCGTCCTCACTGTCTCGGCCGGCTAGTAGGAGAGATGCATGTCTAATCCTCCTCTCGGCAGTCCGTTCGACAGCCACGCGATACTCGACCCGAAGTTGCCTGGGACCTACGACGACAACACGATCCCTGTCGTATTGAAGGCGGTCGTCGATCTGATCAACGACAAGGACATCGTCGGCGTTGCCGGTCCCACGGGCGCAGTAGGCGCTACGGGTGCCGCTAGCGGTGTCGCTGGTGTCACGGGTTTCACTGGCTACGGCACGCGTACCGGACCTACCGGTGTGGCGTACTGGGGCAACGGCGCAACCGGCTACACCGGCTACACCGGCTTGCAGGGACCGACCGGAAACACCGGAACGCTCGGCGCAACCGGCCGCACTGGCGACACTGGCCCGACCGGCCCGTTCACAGGCACGGCGGGTATGACCGGTGCGAACTCCGCGACTGGCGACACTGGCCCGACCGGCGCGTTTCGCTGGACCGACGATGCCGGCGCGACTGGCCCGCAGGGTTCTGCTGGTCCGACGCGTACCAACAAGTGGGCCCCACCGACCACCGACCCGTATATCGCGGGCGCGGTTTGGAACCCCGGTGGAGCTACTGGCGTCGGAGCGCTTCGAATTTCTACTGGTAAGTAACAACTTGCCGGCCACCTGATCCCCCCAACTCAGGAAGTTTAAAATGCTCTGTTTGAATATGATCGTGAAGAACGAGTGTATGCGTATTCTACGTGCGCTTGAAAGTGCTCGCCCTTACATCTCTACGTTTGCTATCTTCGACACCGGGTCTACCGACGGCACCGATGAAATCATCCGGGAGTGGGGCGAGAAGAACGGTATCCCTGGCATCGTCGCGCACGGCACGTTCATTGACTTCTCCCAGGCGCGCAACCAAGCGCTCGAACTCGCGCGCAGCTGGCATAAGAACCCCACAGCCGATGTGCCGCCCTTCAGCTACATCCTGCTGATGGACGCTGACATGGAGCTTGTCGTCGAGGGTAAGCACATGATCGTCGATGGCGCCGGCGAGATGTATGAGATGATCCAGAAGGCTGGAGCGGTCTCATACCACAACCCGCGTCTGCTCTCAGTGCACTCCACGGCGACCTACATTGGGGTAACCCATGAATTTCTCAACGTGCCACCCGCCGGTGTCGTATCTGGTGCCCACTTCAGAGATCACGCCGATGGATCAAATCGCGTGGAGAAGTATGACCGGGACGTTAAGCTCCTGCTCAAGGACTTGGAGACAGACCCGCACAACCCGCGTTCTTGGTTCTATCTCGGCAACAGTTACCGTGATGGTAACAAGCCCGAGGATGCGATCGACGCTTACCTGATGCGGCTGTCTATTGGCGGCTGGGATGAAGAGGACTTCATTACGCGTTGCAACATAGCATGTTGCTACAAGGACCTGAATAATCAGGCGGAGTTCATCCACTGGGCGCTTCTCGCCTATGAGCACCGCCCCACCCGTGCCGAGAGCCTCTACGATTTGGCGCACTACTTCCGCGAGAAAGGCCGCAACGAACTTGCCGCTGTCTTCGCGGAGATGGGCATCAACATCCCGAAGCCGAACGACAAGCTGTTCGTCAACGACTACGTCTATGACCACGGCTTCCGCGAGGAGCTGTCGATCGCTGGTTGGTACACCGATCGCCGCGAGAAGGCGTTCCGCGTCGCCAATGGACTGGCGCTCGACCCCACTGCGCCAGCACATCTACGCCACCAGTCGCGCACCAATATGGTGCACTACCTGCGGCCGCTGAAGCATTTCTGCCCGACGACCACGATGGTCAAAGTCGACATCCCTACCAGCACCGGCTTTGTCGCGATGAACCCATCGATCGCCAATACGTCGGACGGCGGCATGGAGATGATCGTACGTACGGTCAACTACAAGATCGACGAGCACGGCCGGTACATGATCGGTGAAAAGGGTTGCGGTGACGCGCCGATTGCCACCGAGAACTGGCTGATGAAGGTGGACGCCTATCTCGACACCAAATCCCCGCAAGTGATTGTCTGGGATCGCCCCCTGCCGAAGTTCGAGCTGGTGATCGGCCTCGAAGACATGCGCCTGTTCTGGCGCGCCGGTCGGCGTCGGTTCAGCGCCTGCGTACGTGAGCAGAGCGACCGCGGCGAGTGCGAGCAGTGGCAAGGTACACTGGATCGCCGTGACACGCATGTAGTGGTCACCGACGACAAGCGGATCAGCGACGGTACATGTACCGAGAAGAACTGGGCGCCATACGGATACACGGACAAGTACGTCCACCGCTTGGGCACGCTCATCAGCGAGACCGGCGAGCGCTTCCCCATCCCTTGCCCTTATGCCGCAGAGAACATCAGTGGTTCTAGTCAATGGGTACCCTTCAGCGGTGGGTATCTCTCGATCGTACACGAGGCGGTCTACCACCCCAACCATGGCAAGCGCGTCTACCAGCACCGGTTTGCGTTCTACGATCTCACGCTGACGAAGCTAACGCTCTCCCTGCCGTTCGTATTCCAGGATGTGCAGATCGAGTTCTGCGCGGGCCTCGCGTCGATCGGTGGAGACCTCGTCGCCTCGTTTGGCGTCCGCGACTGTGAGGCGTGGCTGGCCAGGGTCTCTATGCGGGACGTCGCCGCCATGCTGTGGGGGACGAAGTGATGCGCGCGCGACTAGTAACGGGCTACATCCCCATCGAAGGCCACCCGCGTACACCCGAAATGTACGGCGCGCTCGGCGAGAAGCTCGGCGGCGTACCGGTACCCAAGGCGGCGTTCTACCAGCGCGTTGAAGAGACGTGGCTGCGCAAATACGCCAGCTCTCTGCTGTTCCCGCCGAAGATATCGGAGGGTGACAACCCGGCGAAGAACACTCTCGCATATCACTGTACCAATCACCAGAAGACCGAATGGCTGTTGAACGCGGTCGAGAAGTATCCGGATGAAGATTGGTATGTATGGGTCGATTACGGGATTTTTTCTCAGCCGGGCATTTCCAACCAGATCATCTACGAAATGTTCGAACGGCTAATTCAAACGCCGCCGGACAAAATTTATATCCCAGGATGTTGGGACAAGTCGTCGATTATCGAGAGCGCTACGCCGTGTTGGCGCTTCTGCGGTTCTATGTTTGCCGTGCCAAAGAAATTTGTCCCGATGCTCCATTACGCCTGCGTAAAGACAGCGTTCAAGCACGTCCGCGCTACGAACAACATCGAGTGGGAAATTAATACATTAGCCAGGATAGAGAAGCATGAGCGACTGCCATTCCATTGGTACCGAGCCGACCACAACGGAACACAATTTACCAACTTCCCAACCCTGAAGGAAGTCGCATGAGCCAGCTAGAACAATTCTTCACCCAGTACGGTACCGACAAGGGCATCTGGGGCTACACGCCCGCGTACGAGACGCATCTCGGGCCAATCCGTAACGTCACTACCCGCGTGCTGGAGATCGGCATCTGCGGCCACAGGGACATCCCGAACAACGTCGTCGGCGCGTCGCTGTTCGCGTGGCGCGACTACTTCCCGTTCGCGGAGATATACGGCGTCGACAATGACAGCCGCTTCGTCTTCAACGACAAGCCGCGCATCCATACCGCGTTGTGTGACGCATATAGTCAGGTCGAGCTAGGTGGGGCGCTACATACGTGGGGCACGAAGTTCGACTTCATCTGCGACGATGCGGTGCACGACCCCGGCCCGCAGATCGAGCTGTGCACGATGCTGTGGCCGTGGCTCAACCCCGGCGGCGTTTACGCCATCGAGGAGGCGTGCCCATACAAGTGTCCGAACAACGACCTCTACTCCGTGTGCCGTGCTCTGATGGTGGCGTGCCCCACGTTGGAGAATATCACCGAGTACCAGACACACAAAGATGAGCGTTTACTCGTATTGACCAAGGCGAAGTGAGATGTCCACCGACGATCCGTATTCGCTTGACTTCTTCCAGACGATCAAGAATGTCCATTTCGGCGGTATCGCGGCTGAGTATTCGTCCGCTAGCTGTATATCTCTGGGAACGGGCATCCCGAATTTCTCCAAGGCGATTATCTCGTTTTGGTTCCGCGTCCCGTCGGCATCGCTAGATGCGGCCGACGCCGACGCCGACGCCAGAGCAGACACCCCTGATCTTAAGTTTGTCGGTATTATCCCGCTCGTATCATTTGGTGCGATGGGGACGTACACTACCTACAATGTAGGCGGTGATCCAAATTTGAATTTTACTACTGATGTGGGACCGAGCTACATCGGCATCCATTGCGGTCCAAAAGATGGTCCAGATTTCAGTGCCCCTGTCGGACATACGCTTTACACCCGTATTCAGTACGATAACGGCGGCGGCTGGTTTAGATTGCCCGATCCTCTCGATTACGCTGCCAACACAAACCAGCCGGATTTTTTTGAGACGGGGTCATCCGGTACCGGTAGCTTCCACTTAGAAGGGCCCGAACGAGACATTAATTACATCGATGTAGACCCCGACATATGGCACCACGTTCTGGTGTCGTTCGACGTGAGCGATGGTTCGAGCGCGGTCACCGTAGACGGTGGCGGTGATGTAACGTTTGGAGCCCTCAGTAAAATCTGGATAGCGTTCGACGACGTGAACTATGACGGCCCGTTCTTGCAGCCCTGTGGCGCCGCCAGCTACCAGCCGTTTGGCGCCGATCCGAACGCCATCGCGTCGATGTTCAGTCTAACGACAGAAATCGGTCTACCCCCCACATCAGTCCCTACAGGCGGAAAACCTATTGGCATCCCCACATCGAAGGATAACGCTGATCCCTTCTCGTATCACGTTGAGATCGCGTTGCCGCAGATGTGGACCGGTATCACGCTGGATACCAGCGACACCGTCAAGCGCCGACTGTTCATCGACGATGACGGCAAGCCGGTCCCAGTGGAGGTAGCAGAAGACGCTCTAGGTACGCCGCTCATCCGGTTTACGAGCAGCCGCTCGCTGATCAAGGGGACCAACTCAGGCTCGGGTAAAAACTTCTCCCCGACTGGCAAGATCAAGTCGTACAAGCCGGACCCTGAACTCGGGGCGTAAAGAAATCAGTAACGACTGCGGTCTCTACCAAGGTGACAAGATCAAAGTTCACCAGGGAGGGCCTAATGGCCAACTTCACGAAGAAGACCGAGAAGAACGCTGAGTTCGCCAAGGGTGGCAACACCCACATGTTCGGCCCGCAGAAGGCTGGCGAGCAGGCCGATGACACCACGGCGCATGACGTCGAGAGCGGCGGCGGAGACAAGTTCGCCAGCGGCGGCAAAGGCAAGATGTTCGGCTACTCGGGCGCGCTGCCCGCGACGGCCGGCAAGACGAGCGCTCGGTGAACAACCAGAAAGTAGCTTCTTCACCGAAAGGTGCGGCACCGAAGAAGTTGCTCAATGTGCCCATGCCAGGAGTAGCGCCGCCGCTCGGCGCCGCCCCCAAACGGCTGCGCTCTAGTGGTCCGCTGACGCCCGGTCCCGCGAGCACGCGCGACTACGGCAAGGCGCCGCCGGCACCACTGCCCGGCTACGGAGACATGTAATGTTCAAGAAGCATATGACGCCTCTGCAGCCGCACACGAAGAAGGGCTCGCTGCAGAGCAGCCCGAACAAGGGTTCAGATCAACGCGACCTCGCCGATGCGGCGGGTGGCGGCGCTCCGAATATGCAGTCCTATGGCAAAGCTACCCCCATGGCCCAGCCCTCTCCCGATGATGCGGGTCAGGGTATCGGCTTCGGGGGTTTTCCCGGAAATGCGATTGGATGAACCAGCCAAAGCCCCCGGCTACGTCTGACATGGTCAAAGAGTTCGCGAGGCGCTTGCGCTCCGCGGACCCTGAGAACTTTCAGTTGTTCGTCGACGCGTTCGACGCGTACACGACTGAGGTTACCATCGCGGTAACCGAAGCGGCGTCTGATCAAGTCCTCAACATGCAGGGTCGCGCACGCCAGTGCCGCGCGGTCTTGCGCCTACTCCAAGAGTGCCACATCCAACGTCCAACCACGAAGGATACTGCGTAAACTACCCCCCACGAAGGCCCCTCATAAGAAGGCGCCAACCCCCACGAAGGCCCCTCATAAGAAGGCGCCAACAAAAACGGAAAGACCAAACCAATGGCCACCACTGAAACGCTTCATGCTGTCACGCCCCAATCCGACCATGCCCCCTCCGACCCCAACGTAACCATCCCGAAACACGTACGAGACGCCGCCGCGGCCGCGGATGCCTTCTACAAGCAAGCGTATCAGGCCGAGGAAGCGCCGGAGCCTGTCGTCGAGGCGCAGCCCGCTCCCGTCGACGCGCCGCCGCCCGCCGTCGAAGCTCCCCCCGTGCAGCACGAAGCGCCGCACCAGGACTACTCACAGCCGGCCACGCCCGCTGAAGTAAAGAGCGACGATTGGGCGTCACGCTACAACTCGATGTACGGCCGCTGGACTGCGTCGCAACGTCAGGTCGGCGTCATGCAGCAGCAGATGAACGATCTCGCTGCCGAGCTTCAGCGCACGCAGGAGCTGCTCACGCGCGGCTCAGCGGGCCAAGAAAATCCGCAAGCACACAAACAGTTGATCACCGATCAGGACCGTGAGCAGTACGGCGATGACTTGATTGACGTCGCGCGACGCGCGGCGATGGAGGCTGTAAGCCCCGAGCTAGAGCAACTCCGTGCCGCGAACAGCGATCTGAAAAAGCAAGTGACTACAACGGCTCAGGCGGAAGTACGGCAGATGCTTGCTGCACAAATTCCGAACTGGGTTGCGATCAATCGTAGCGAGGATTTCAAGAACCGCTGGCTTCATTTACGGAATATTTACACTGGCGAAGCTAGAGGCAAGACGTTGAACGCGGCCTACGCAGCAGCAGACGCTCCGAGGGTGATCGCGATCTTCAACGACTATATCAACGAGGTGAAGGCCACGGGCGGAGAGCTTCCCGGAACCGCAAGGCAAGAGCAGCAACAGGTCGTACAGCCTACCGCTCCTCGCGCGCCAGCGATCCAATTGGAAACTCTTGCAGCTCCTGGCCGGGCAAGGCCGGCAGGTGGCGACACCAATATGCCCGCGGATAAGCCAACCTACACCCGGCAGCAAATCGCAAACTTCTATGCTGACGTCCGTCGTAACGCTTTTGCAGGTCGCGAGGCCGACAAGAGCCGCATCGAGCAGGACATCTACATGGCGCAGCGCGAAGGGCGTGTCCGGGCTTAGCCGGGGGCCGTCCGCAACAAAGTAAATAAGCAAAACGCGAGAGCCCCCAACACGAAACCTGGGGGCTCTTCCGCGTAACAACAGTCAAGAACTGGCGGGTGCCCCTAACCCTATGGGGCACCACGATGTCAATTCCTGCCGCAGGCTATCCGGGCGCAACGTCCGGCTCTACCCCAGCAATCTATCCGGTTGGTAGCGCTGGCAACTCCCTCCAGTCGACGGGCTTCATCCCGGAGATTTGGTCGGGCAAGCTGGTCGAGAAGTTCTACGCTTCGACCGTTCTCGCCGCGATCTCGAACACCGACTACGAAGGTGAGATCAAGAACAAGGGCGACCGCGTCAAGATCAGGACCAAGCCGACCATCACCATCCACGACTACAAGTCCGACGGCCTGCTCGGCCTGGACCGCCCGACCGGCGGCACCGTTGAGCTGTACATCGGCAACGGCAAGTACTTCTCGCTGATCCTCGACGACGTCATGGAAATCCAGAGCGACCTCAACGTCCTCTCCATGTGGTCAGACGATGCGGCTCAGCAGCTGAAGATCACCGTCGACACGGACGTGTTGGACGGTATCGTTGGCCAGATGGCTGCCGCGAACAAGGGCACTTCGGCTGGTGTCATCACCGGCAACGTCAACCTCGGTGTCAAGGGTACGCCCCTCTCGGTCGTGTCCAAGAACCCCGGTTCGGGTGACGTGGAGCTGCTCGACGTGCTGATGCGTATGGGTCAGGTCCTCGACGAGCAGAACATTCCGGAAATCGGCCGCTGGGTCGTTATGCCGGCGTGGGCTGGTCGTATGATCAAGCAGTCGGAACTCCGTCAGGCTTACCTGTCGGGCGACAGCGTCTCGATGCTGCGCAACGGCCGTTTGGGCATGATCGATCGTTTCACGATCTACATCTCCAACCTCCTGCCGAACAACAGCTCGGACAGCACGAACTTCGCTTCTGGCGAATGGCCGATCTTCGCTGGCCACGCGCATGGACTGACGTTCGCTTCGCAGATCAGCAAGGTGGAAACCCTTCGCTCGGAACTGACCTTCGGTCAGATTTTGCGCGGACTGCAGGTCTACGGATATCAGGTCGTCGACGGCAAGGCGCTGGTTCAGGCGCAGGTTACGCCGAACTCGTAACCGTTATACTAGTTCCGCGGAGCTAGTATAAACGAACGCTTAAGGACCCCGGGGGCTTCGTGCTCTCGGGGTTTTCTTTTGCGGGGCACTTATGCAGCTCAACACGACATTGGAGACGGTCGCTGATTATATCGCCGACGCGCGAGTTCTTTTGCTCGATGGCGTGGCGCCGTATCGCTACGACGATAGCAGCCTCCTCACCGCGCTGAACGTCGCCCTTCTGGAAGGTCGCAGGCTACGAGCTGATTTGTTCGTATTCAGCGACCGCCACGGCGGCGCTGTGCCGGCTTATACCTCCAACGATACCACTCTCGTTCCGATAGAAGCGCAGTTCCGGCTGGCGTTCCTGCACGGTGTTGTGGGTCACGCGATCGAGCGTGACGAGGAATACATCCAGGACAAGAGGGCCGTCGCGTTCCTGAACATCATGTCGAACATCCTCATCGGGAAGAACATGATCAATCCCCCCGGCGCTGGAGCTGGCTAATGTTGAACCCAAACGACCTCAATGTCGTCATGAACCAATGCCGGATCGAGTTGACCGGTGTGTCGGATGCTATGCTCAAAGCGCAGATGTTCGAGGTTTTGGACGAGTTCTTCCGGGATACGTCCTCATGGCGTTCGCAAGTGACGTTCAATGCGACGTCGGACACGAACCTGTACGACGTCATCGTCGATGAGGGACAGATCATCCGCCTCGACAAGGTGACAGATAGCGCGGGCAATTTCGCCCCGGCGCTGATGGCGGACATCCCGACCCTCTCGCTGCAGAGCGCACCGAACAGCGCCCAGACGTATACCGCCACGGTAATTCAGACGGTCTCGCTGCCGCTAGGCAGCAAGGGCTTTCCGGTCGCGCCGGAGTGGGTGCTCCAGAAGTGGCACCTCGCTATCAAGCACGGCATCATCGGCGAGATCAAATCCCAGAACGGCAAGAGCTACAGCGACGCCCCCGGCGCCGTTTATCACCTCAAGAAGTTCCGACAGATGATCGGCAACGTGCGTAGCGCTGTGCTGCGCGCGAACACTTCTGGTGCGCAGGCGTGGCGCTTCCCGCAGTCATTCCGGTCAGACAGTCAGCGCGGCGGCGTGCCGCCCCTCAGCGGTAGCGAGAGGACGTTCTAATGGCACTCACAGCTTCACGCCAAGACCTACAGTATTTGGACAGCGGCGATTTATACGACGCATTCCAGTTCGGGACACTGGGCGACACCTCATGGGATTTCAACAACAAGACGTTCCATATGGACGTCAAAGGCAGCACCGACGATGCCAGTCCGTTGCTGTCGTTGACGACGACTAACAACCGCATCGTTGTCGTCGATGCTAGCCAGCGCGTCCTTCTCCTCGATATGTCGTTGGCGGCGATCCCGTCCCTGGGGCCCCCAGGGCCCCCCGTGGGGGAGCTAGTAGCTGTCATCGTGCCGGGTTGCTACGTTTACGATCTGATCATGATTGACGGCATAACGACGGTTCGCACGCCATTGATGTACGGCAAGCTAGAAATCAAACACGGGGCGACACAAGAATGACCGTCGTAGACACATCCCCAGCGCCGGTTATGGCGCGCCCCGTTCTCGTGATCGGTGGCCCGACTGGTCCTGCTGGCTCGCCCGGTGGACCGACTGGTCCGACCGGCGTCATCGGCCCCACCGGAGTAACAGGTTATACAGGACCCGGCGGCTTCACGGGGGTTACCGGGTATACCGGTCCCACAGGCACTGCTGGCGGCACTGGGGCGACTGGGCTGACCGGCCCCGCTGGCTCGGGATCGACGGGCGCTACTGGCATTACCGGTCCTACCGGTCCCACAGCTAGCTCGTTCTCGACGACCGTTACCGCGGTGAACGGGACGGCTAACACCGCCGGCGGTGTGCAATCGTTCTTGATGGGATCGTCCGGGATCGCGATCTGCTGGGGCTCCGGCGTGCCTACGCTCTCTGCGCCTAAAGGATCGCTCTATTTGCGTACGGACGGTAGTTCATCGTCAACGCGCGCGTACATCAACTCCGACGGAGGTACGACATGGACCGCCATCACCACCGCGAGCTAATCGTGCCCACGACACAGGGCATGATCCCTATGGAGCCCATGCAGGAATTCATCGTGCCGTCGGACGACGAGATAATCGACGTCCTTGAAGAAGACCGCGATATCGACGTTGAGAGGGTGTAATGGCAACAGGTACTCAGGTTTTTCAGGTAGCTGGTTTGGGAGAGCTGATGCTCTCCATCCTCGGCGCGACTGGCCCCACCGGCCCGGCGGGCGGTAACTCTGCTGACGGTCACGATGGTGCGACCGGCCCCACTGGCCCTAGCCTCGGATCGACTGGTCCGACTGGCAATACTGGTCCGACCGGCTTTAACGGCACGACAGGCGTGACGGGGTACACCGGCGTAACTGGCCCGACTGGCGCGAGCGTAACTGGCCCGACTGGTAACACTGGCGCAACTGGCCCGTTAGGTACCGGTCCCACCGGTCCCGCCGGCACTGCATCTTCTACTGGCGCGACTGGTCCCGCAGGTAATGGTCCCACCGGCAACACTGGTCCGGCCGGCTCTGCTGCCGCTACTGGCGCTACTGGCAACACTGGTCCAACTGGTTCTACCGGTGTGACGGGTTCGACCGGTACGCAGGGCGTGCAAGGCGTCACGGGGCCGACAGGCGCGATAGGACCGACTGGCCAGCGCGGTAACGACGGCAACCAGGGGTTTACGGGACCGACAGGCAACACCGGCCCTACAGGCAACACCGGCCCGACTGGTAAAACCGGCCCGACTGGTAGCACGGGTACGATCGGTATTATCGGCGTTACCGGGCCGACTGGCCCAGCTTTAGGTCCGACTGGCAATACTGGCCCGACCGGCTTTAACGGCACGACGGGCGGTACCGGTCCGACTGGTCCGCTAGGTGGTCCAACTGGCCCCACTGGTCCGACGGGCGCTACTGGTCCGACGGGCGCTACTGGTCCTACCGGTGTGACTGGTGCCACCGGCGTGCAGGGTATTATCGGCCCCACTGGTCCGGGCTTCAGCGGCGCGACGGTGCTGATCGCAAACTTCACCGCCGATTTCGGTACGGTGACTGCGCAGAACGGCAACGCAGCAACGTTCACTATATCCGGGCTGTTGACCACAGACCAAGTTCACATCGAGTGCGTTAGCCCGCCGCCGATTGGATACCAACCGCCTAACACGTACGTCACTGCGGCCAATACCCTTAGCCTCTATTTCAACACGTCGAGAGCATGCACGCTCGGCAGTTTAAACTGGCGACTGACGGTGACCCGATGACAGATGTTATTCAAGTAGCAGGTTTCAGCGACCTGATGCTCCAAATCCTTGGTGCAACCGGGCCGACAGGCTCGCAGAGCGCACCTCCCCTCGATGGGCGTGATGGACCGACTGGTCCCACCGGGTCCGGATCAACTGGTCCGACCGGCGCGACCGGCGCGACCGGCTACGCTGGCACGACAGGCGGTACCGGGCCAACCGGCGCGGCTGGAAACGTAGGCGCCACCGGTAGCACCGGCGCCACCGGTAGCACCGGCGCGACTGGCCCGGTAGGCATCGGCGCGACGGGTAACACCGGCGCCGCGGCACCCACTGGTGCGACTGGCCCGACTGGCGGCGGCCCGACTGGTGCGACTGGTCCCGCTGGACCAGCGGCCGCGACTGGTGCGACTGGTGCGACTGGCAAAACCGGTCCCGTGGGATCTACAGGCGCGACTGGCCCGCAAGGCGTGCAAGGTGCAATCGGCCCGCAAGGCGTGCAAGGCGTGACGGGACAACCCGGCGGCAACGGCATCCAAGGGCTTACAGGTCTGACTGGCAATTTGGGCGCGACCGGTAGCACTGGAGCCACCGGTATCACTGGCGCGGCTGGCGTGCAGGGCGCCCAGGGTACACAAGGCGTAACCGGATCGACCGGCCCGAACGGCAGCGGTCCGACCGGTGCGACTGGCCCAACTGGCTTCAATGGCTCGGTAGGCAGTACAGGTCCGACTGGCCCCGGTACTGGTGCGACTGGCCGTACTGGTGCAGCCGGCCCCCAGGGTAACCCTGGTGTAACTGGTCCGACTGGCGCGACTGGTCATCAAGGCATACCGGGCCTAACGGGACCGGTCGGTCCCGGCCAGAACGGAGTTACTGTCACGGTAACGAATTTCACTGCGAACTTCGGCACGGTCACACCGGGGGATGGCAACGCGACGACGCTCTCGGTGCCGGGTCTCTTGGTAAGCGATCAGGTACACGTTGAATGTCTGAGCCCGCCACCGCCTGGGTATCAGCCGCCTAACGCGCGCGTCAGCGCCGCAGATACGTTGAGCCTGTATTTCAATACGGCCAACACGTGTGTGCTTGGTAGTTTGAATTGGCGGCTCACTCAAATACGGGCTACATCTACCTTCAATAATCCGGAGACTGTCGCACTAGCGTCGAACATCACGCCTGCTCCGGCTATCTCGTGGTTGACAGCTGTCGACACCGCGATCACCAACTTGAAGGCAGCGGGTATCTGGCAGACGTTTGACTTATTCTACGGCTTTTCTGCCGTGGGTGCTAACGCACGTACATATAACTGGGTCGACATAACCACTGGACGCTTAACCGCGAACGGCACCCTGAACTACGTCGACAACGGCTATGCTGCCAGCGATGGTACGACCGGCTGGTTCTCTTCGTCCTTTAATGTCAACTCTGGCAAGGCCACTGATGGCAACGCTGAGTTCGGATACTTCTGCTTGAGCGAGGCTCTGACAGAGAGCGTCTGCCCGTTCGGGACCAGCGGCGGTAAATCCTCCTTCAGCATGCAAGCAACTTCTACCGCGGTTGCTAATCTGTCGGCCAAGCTTAACACGTCGTCAGCCGCCTCCTTCTCGTCTAAGTGGGGTTCTACAGTCGGCCACTTCGTCTTGCAGCAGAACACTACTACGCAACTTGAAGCCTACCTTGACGGCACCTCGCTCGGGACGAGCACGCAGACGCATAGCGCCGACACCGGCACCGTGCAGATTTTCAAGAACTCGGCGAGCGCGTTCACATCGCGGCAAACGGCATTCGTGCACTACGGCTCGAAGCTGACAGCGCCGCAGCACCTCACGCTTTCCAAGGTACTCTATACGTTCCTGACAACGGTGGCTGTTAGGCCGGAGGCGGGTGGTCTCGGATCGAGCACTGGCCCGACGAATATCGCTCCGTACAAACACATCCCGACAGGCACAGGTAACGGCATCACCGTGCCCCTTTCGCCCAGCTTCCCTTCCGGTAACTTCCAGGGAGGCAGCAGCGCCTATCCTTATGCCGCCATTCTGGTTAATGATCCGAATTACACTTCACTTCTTAGATTGGAGGTTCACCCCGGTGACCGCGCCCCGTTCGATAGTAGCGGGATTACGCGCTCACAATTTAATACCGCTGGTGGAACTAGCATCCCATATGCCACAACCTGCGATATTGCCTACTCATTCTATATCGAGCCCGGCTCTGTTGCCGATGCTAACAGCTGGAATGATATTATCGATCTGCACGACCAAAGCAGCGTGGGCCCGAACTGCGGCCCAACTCACGCTATCGCCACGTCAACTCCAAACTCACCATACAAATTTTTCGTATGGGGAATCGTGAATAAGACGACATTCAAGAATTCCAACGCGGCCACCTACATTACATTGGCGGCCGGCCAGTGGCATCATGTCAGAACGACGTTCCGGTGCGACGATAGTCCGAATGGGTTCTGTCAGTCGTGGGTCAACGGCGTTCAGGTCCTGAACGTAACTGGCGAGCAATGGGGGGCCGGTTCGGTTAACGCCCCAATGTGGTGGAATATCGCCCTATATCGCGGCAACAGCAATGCCCCACCATTCGCGATTTGGTACGCCAATCTCGAGTTCGATAAAACTGGTGCCGCGCCATATGCCTCTCGTATCACCAGCCCGCTACCAGTCCCACCACTGACTTGAGGATGTAATGGCCGTACTTGGTAAGTTCAAACAATTGGTCGGTAGTCGAACGCTCATCCCGGTCGACTACTCCGACTGGCTTGTGGCCGGCGAGAAGATCACTGGCATCGTATGCCTCGTTGACTTGGGGTCAGCGACGGTCGACACGATTACCATTTTGCCTGATTGCAGGCATGCTACGTTTATCGTTGACGGTGGTACGCTTGGTGACGTGTTCAACGTTATCGTTGAGGTGAACACCAACCACGGACAGCGGCGTTTCGACCATGTTGAGATCATGGTTGAGACGAACGGCGGCCCGACTTTCAATGCCGGGACTGAACAAGCGCTTCTCTCGGTCATCGGCCCAGCCGGTCCGGCAGGCGTACCCGGTCCTACTGGTCCAGCCGGCTCGATCGCTGGGTTCACTGGTCCTACGGGCGTGACGGGCGACACCGGCGCAACCGGTCCGCTGGGTGCCCCCACCGGCCCTACTGGTGTGAGCGGCCCGACGGGCGCTACAGGTGCAGGCACAGTTGGGTCGACCGGCCCTACCGGACCGGCGAACGGGCCGACGGGCAACACGGGTCCGACGGGATCGCAGGGTACGCAGGGCGTAGCTGGTGCAACCGGCAACACTGGACCGACCGGTTTCACAGGAGCCGCAGGGACACCCGCTAGTGCAGGCGCGACTGGACCGACGGGCAACACCGGACCGACTGGTGCGGCGTCTACAGTCGTTGGTCCGACCGGCAATACCGGCAACACTGGTCCGACCGGCGCAGCATCTACGGTTGCTGGCCCTACTGGCGCAACCGGAAACACCGGACCCACAGGATCGACGGGTCCTACAGGTCCAGCGTCTCAATTCGTTATCGCGATGGCGGCTGAAACCGCCCTATTCTTTCCTGGAGCACTCTGATGGCAGTTACAGCAAATTCCATTATCACCGCGCAAGCCGCCAACCGCGGCCACGTGCAGATCGCCAACGCCGACGCGCAGGCCCAGAAGACGGTCTACACCGCTGGCGCAAACGGCAGTCTGCTTCGCGGCCTCCTCCTGCAGTCGACCGATACATCCGGTCGCGACGTGCAGATATCGATCACGAACAGCGGCACGTCGTATCCCCTCGGGACCGTAACTGTGCCGGCCGGCGCGGGCAACTCGGGATCAGTCCCGTCCGTGAACGCATTGAATTCGGCGCAGCTACCCGGCTTGCCGCTCGACACCAACGGAAACCCGACGCTCTTCCTTGTCAGTGGCGACACACTGACGGTTAGCGCGTTATCGACGGTGACAGCAGCTAAGCTCATCACAGCGTCGGCGATCGAGGCGGGTGATCTATAATGTTCGCAATTCCTGGAGATCGAGTAGGCGGGAGAGGATCGACCGGACCCACTGGTCCGCTCGGACCTACTGGCATGACCGGGCCAACGGGCGCCGCGGGCGCCGCGGGCACTACTGGCCCAACCGGTCCGACTGGTTTCACTGGAAACACCGGCCCAACCGGTAATACTGGTTCTACCGGTGCCGTGAACGGCGTGATCACGCAAAACTCAAAGAGCGCAGCGTACACCACGGTGCTTTCGGATGCCGGACTTGCGATCTATCACCCTGCAGCTGATACGACGGCACGTACGTGGACCATCGATAGCAACGCCAACGTTGCATACGCCGTCGGCACGTGCATCACGTTCGTGAACGAGCACGGCGCTGGCGTTATTACAATCGCAATCGCATCGGATACGATGCGCCTAGCAGGTACTGGTACGACCGGTAGCCGCACACTTGCCGCAGACGGTATCGCTACCGCGTATAAAATGACGTCGACCTCGTGGTTGATCTCCGGAACGGGATTGACCTGATGACGGCCCCCGTCCAGCAACTCCTATTGTCCTATCACCCTGGCGTCGCATTAGGAGGCGGGACTTTCTTTCTGACCAGCGGCACGACGTGGGTGGTGCCGTCGGATTGGAACAACGCCAACAACAAGATTGAGTGTATCGGTGGCGGTGGCGGTGCCGGTTCGGGCGCTCCTGCGCTATCGAGCGGTGGTGGCGGTGGCGGCGGCGCTTACGCGACGATCTCCAACATCACACTTACACCGGGTGGGACCGTGAATATCACGATCGGTCAGGGCGGTGCGGGCGCGACAACTGTCAACGCGTCCGGTACTGACGGCACCGATACGAATTTCAATAGCGGTCAAGTTATCGCTAAGGGCGGAGTACATGGCTTTGCTACCAGTTCCGGCGGCGGTGGCGCAGGCGGCACAGCGGCATCCTGTACGCCGACAACGGGAGCCCATAGTGGTGGCAGCGGCGGTAACGCGGCGGGTTCTGGTTCTGGCGGTGGCGGCGGCGGAGCAGGTGGCCCTAACGGGGCCGGCCTCGTCGGTGCCGCGGCTACCACGGGTAATACTTGGTCTGGCAGTGGTGGTGGCGCCGCCGATGGTTCATCAGGGACAGCAGCGCAACAGTCCGGGGCGAACGGCGGCAACGGCGGGCAGGCACGGGACAACACGGCGGGCGGCGCGGGGGGAACGGGTAGCACCACCGGTTCGCAAACCGCCGGCGGAAACGGTTCACATGGTTCTGGTGGCGGAGGCGGCGGCGGTACTTTCTCTGCGAATAACAACGCTATGGCGGGCGGCGCGGGTGGCGCCGGTATCGGCTGGACGCAGACTTCCAATAGCGCAGTAGCCGGCGCAGGTGGCGGTGGCGGTGGCGGTGCGGGCTCGAACAGCGCGAATGCCAGCAACGGCGGCAATGCCGGTAACTACGGCGGCGGTGGCGGCGGTGGCGGCGCGTATGCTTCCGGATCACATACCAACGGCAACGGCGGCAATGGTGCCAACGGCATTATCGTTATCACTTACACACCGTAGGGCACACCATGCTGTCGAAGAACAAGGTATATCACGCCGTAGGCGATATCCGGAACGGTACATTGAATTACGCACCCTGGCTGCTGCCGGGCGAAGTGCTCTCTGACGCCGCGGTCGTATCCTCGTCGGCTACCTTACTGATCACCAACGTGGTGGTCTTCCAGGGCAAACGCGTGACATTCACGCGCTCCGGCGGCGTTGCCGGCGAGACGGCCACGATTACCGCCACGGTAAACACCAGCAAGACCGAACGGAAGATCGAGCACTTCCAAGTGCTCGTCAGCGCACCATAAAGCCTTTTAGGTGCCCGTTAACGCACCCTAAACGGATGCGGGCGACCACAGGAAACATCGTATCTACGAGGTTTTCCTATGGTCCCAGCATCCATCCGCTACAAGAACCCCGGCGCAATGTGGGGCAACGCCCTGGCGATCAAGTGGGGCGCCGAGAGGAAAGCTGTCGTGCTTAACGACGGCCTCGGGCAGCACAACAACATCGCGGTATTCCCGACCTACGTGCAGGGTATCTGCGCGCAGCTCGACCTGTGGCGTTCGTCCCCCAACTACCGGAACAAGAGCTTCGCCAGCGCTATCGCGATCTGGTGCGGCCACAACAGCATCGAGAGCTACATCGCCTTCGTCACGGCGCGCGTACCGGGTTTGACCCGCGGCACGATCATGAATGATGCGTTCTGGCGCGGCCCGATGGCTATCCCATTCCTCAAGGCGCAGGCGTGGCACGAAGCGGGCATGCAGTATCCAGCCCCTGAAGCAGATTGGGTCGCAGCGCGTAAGCGCGTGCTCTCCGGCAAGCCGACCGCAGGCACCGTGAAGAAGGCTGGGGGTTCCGCTGGCTCTTTGCTGCCGACGACCATCGCCCTCCACCAGCTCGGACTGTCTTTCCCTGTCGCCCTCGGCGCCGGCGTCGCTATCGCGATCGCGATCTTCCTCGCATGGAAGTTCTGGCCGACGAAGGCAGCTGCGCTTCCCGATACTCCACACCCGGCCGCCACGCCAGTAGCAGGACAACCGAAATGATTTTGATCGCGCTCATCCTTCCTGGCCTTACGATCGCGTACGCATTCTGGGTGCGCCCGATGCTGCGCGCGCTACCGCAGTTCAAGGCCTTCTACGCAGAAGCCGATGGCTTCTGGGCGCGCGTCTGGGCGCTCTGTGGCAAGTCCGCCACGTTCGCGTTCGCTGGCTTTGTGCAGCTGGTCGGCTGGTCGCTTCAATCGATCGATCCGCTGGCCAAGGCACTCGGCGACCCAGACATGCAGGCACAGATCACAGCGCACCTGCAGGCTAACCCGAAAGTGCTCGGCTACGTGATGATCGCAATCTCGATTATCACTGTCATGGCGCGCCTTCGTACGTACGCGAAGGACATTTGATGCTCACCGCGATCCTCGCCTTCTTCCAGGTGATCCCCGCGATCACTGGTGGCATCAACAACTGGGTCTCCAAATACTACGACGCCAAGGTGCAAATCACCGCGGCGCGTATCGGCGGGGACGTGGACGTTGCGAAGGCGTTGGTATCTGGCGTTGTCGCCGAAGGGACGACGCGTGTTCAGTTCTTGCAGACGGTCAGCCAGAGTAGGTTCTTGATGGCCCTCGTTGGCGGCTTCGCCTTCCCGTGGATGATCTACCAAGGGAAGGTTGTTCTCTGGGACAACATCCTCTGCATATGGTTCCTCGGTGAGTATGGGTTCACGCCGCCGATCGGCGGGACCGTGGGCGCTTGGGCCGGCATTATCATCGCAGGAATTTTCGGTAGCGGTACCGTAATGGGTATCGGCCAGATGTTCTTCAACCGCAAAAACCAATAGGACCTCCAATGTTCAAGATCGTAGCACTGGTCTACCTCATCGTTGCCGGCCAGCCGTTCGCTGAGCCGCTCAAGGTCACGCACAACAAGCAGTTCGTCGGGCTGGACGGCGAGAAGGAGTGCATGGCGTATCTGGCATCAGACGCGTTCGCCAAGCAGCGCGGGCAACTCAATCTCGCCCTATCGCAGACCCTTGCCGAGAAAGTAGCAGAGGAAGCGGAGAAGAACAAAGAAGCTCCCCCGTCGACCGATGTCGCCATCACGGTGTCCTGTGAAGAAGATCACAGCCTGTGAAGTCTAAACCCCCATCAGGTAATACCCCCTTCACAGGGGGACGTTCCCAGCGCGCAGATCACGGTGCGCTGCGTGCCGCATCAGGCGGTACAGAGAAGGCCTATGCAGGAGAAGTACGTGCGGAAGAAAAAACCCCATCAGGAGAAGAAAATGCCAATCCCCAAGCCGAATGAAGACGACCTCGATGCGAAAATCAGCCAGCAGCTAGCTGAAAAGGATACGAGCGCACGCGAAGCTGCCGCGCTCGAAGAGAAGATGCAGGTCGCGAAGCTCGCCGCTATCGATGCAGCGAACAAGCAGGCCAAGCAAGCCGAAGAAGAACCTCTGGTATCCGTTGCCGCCCGCGGCCGCGAGTACCTGATGGAGAAGATGCGTGAGCATGCCGAGAAGGCAAAGAAGGCGGAATACGTGCCGCCCCCGATGACTGACAGGATGCGAGCGAACATCAACGCCGAGATGGAAGCCGGACGCCGGGCGCAAGCCAAGCACGAGGCCCAACAGGCGTCACGGCCCGTCCCGGTGAAAGAGAAGTGGGACGGCAGCAACACGAAGGTATTTCGGCCGGGTGATGTCGTACCCGATCCGATGGCAAGCGGTGCGAACCAGTTCGCTGGAGTGCCACCAACGTACGACAAGTGACATGACTGAAGACGAGCGTACATACCAACGAGAATACGCGCGCACCGAGAAACGGAAAGCGGTGCGCCGTAGATACAATCAGTCGGAAAAGGGCAAAGCAAACAACAACGCCCAATGCAAACGGTGGCGCGAGCAGAATAGAGACAAGTACCTCGCGTCGCTAAAAAAGGCTGATCTGAAGCGCCACTATGGGCTGACCCAAGAACAGTGGAATAAACTGTTTACGGATCAGGGGTCTAAATGCGCTGCCTGCAGGTCTACGGACCCAAAGGTGAAAACCGGTAAGTGGTCGACTGATCACTGCCACACGACAGGTAAAGTCCGAGGCATTCTCTGCAACGGATGCAACACGGCGCTGGGGCATGCAGAAGATAAGCCTGCTACCCTGCGGGCACTGGCGAGCTATCTAGAGGGGGGGTTAACTTGGGATCGTTCAAGTTAGAGCAATTTCGGCGGTAGTTTACCTGCCTGGGACGCTCATCTATTACCTGCGGGGCAGGCTTCGGACGCGCTGAACACGTACCTCTTTTCGGGTGCGATGATCGGTTGGCGCGTGCCGAAGCTGCTGCGCACGTTGCTGAACTCGGCTGCGAAGAAGGTCTATCGCGTCCCGACCATCACCCAAAGCGTCGCGGTAGCGTACTTCCTATTCAAGCTCAACCCGATCGAGGGCGACACTGTCCGCATTGGCGAGGAGACCTACGAGTTTACCGCCACGGTAACGGACGCATATGACGTGTTGCTGGGCGGTAACGCAACTACGACAGCGGACAACTTTTTCAAAGCGCTGACCACGACCGGCACGAACGGAGTGACCTATGGTGTTGGTACTGTCGCCAACCCGGCGATCGACACGACCGATAGCGCGCGCAATACAGCGACTATTGGCGCTACGACCTATCAAGCGATCAAGACGTTGGCGCCGGACTTCGGTGCGGTATATAATACGACTAAAGTCGCTGAGAGCACGGGTAACGTACGCACGACATGGCTATTTGACCCGTCGTCCCTAGCGAACACCACGACCACGTTCACTGGTGGCACCAACCAGTCGTTCGATAATCGGATCACCGGTATTGCGACATGGCTGGAGTTCGAGGATCAGTTCACCGACATCATGCGCTCGCCCGTGGTCGACGACCAGTTCGGGCGCTACTATTTCGCCAGTCCCTCACTGTCGCCGCAGTACAACACCTACGATCGCATCGTGGCGGGTCAGGCCCCCTGGTTGCTTGGCGTGCCCGCACCGGGCTGTAACCCCGGTGTCATCGTTACCGGAGGCGGTAATCTCGCGCAGATAGGCAACGTAACCGCCGCGGCGGGGGCCGGCGCCAGCACACCGGGCGGCAATACCATCGCCCTGATCAAGATCACCCCAACAGGGGCGATGACGCTCAACGACATCACTTTCGTGCCGCGGTCTACGGTCCCAACCGCGAATTTCACTGCGGTGCTCTACGACGACAACGTCGGTTCGCCGTTCGAGATAGTCAACGAGGGGGTACAGATCACTGGCTGTGTCGCCGGTTCGGCGGTCACGAGCGGGTTCACCAATCCAACCGGCTTGCTGGCCAATGTGCCGTACTGGATCGGCTTCATGATGGATACCCCCGTCGCGTTCCAGTTGGCCGATGCCACACTGCCGGGTGTCGTGGTGTCCAACACGTATAGCAACGGACCACCGCCGTTTATCAGTAGCGCTACCGGCGGACAGCCGAATTGGCAGATATTCGGCAACCTCACTACGTCGAGCATCATCGAGGCGCGCTCCTACACCTACACCTGGGTGAGCGCGTACGGCGAGGAGGGTGCACCCGCTCCACCCACGCTCGTGAACGGGTGGTCTAACGGGACATGGACGATCAGCATGTTCACGCCGGCGCTCGACGATCTGGGCATCGAACGGAACATCAAGACTGTGCGGATATATCGTACCGTCCCCGACACCTCGGGCGGCGCGTCGTATTACTTCGTTGCCGAGCAGGACGTCAACCTCGCTACCTACGTCGACAACATCTCTGACGATGTCGTCGCGCTTAATATTCTACTCCCCAGCGGAGCGTGGTTTCCCCCTCCTGCGGGGTTGCAAGCGATGCTCTCGATGCCGAATGGTATGGCAGTGGGCTTCAAGGGCAACGAGCTGTGGTTCGCCGAGCCGTATCATCCGCACGCGTGGCCGCCCGGCTACGTGCTGACGACGGAATTCCCCATCGTCGGTATCGGTGTCAGTGGCAACTCGGTGATCGCGGCGACATCAGGCACGCCCTACATCGCCAGCGGCGTTGCGCCCGGCTCGATGGTGCTGACGAAAGCGATCAGCCCGGAGCCGTGCAACTCGCGCGGGTCAGTGCTCGCGACGGACTACGGTGTGTTCTACGTCTCCCCGAATGGCTTGGTGATGGTATCGCCCTCCACTGGCGCAGCCGAGAACGTGACCGGGTCCTGGGTGACACGCGAGAAGTGGCAGGCCCTCGTGCCGCAGTCCAACCTCACCGCTATTCAGCTGGCAGCGACTTACTTCGCCTTCCAGACGGATGCGCAGACCGGCTTCACGGTTGAACTCGCCAACGACAGCGAGAGCTTCACGATCTGGCCTCAGCCCGGCGGCCATCGCATCGGCTTCAACCGCATGTCATCGCCGCTTCTGACCGACGTGGACAACATCCAGACCGACCCGTGGACCGGCATCGGGATGATGATCGCTAACGGGAACGTCTATTACTACGACTTCTCGGATCAGGCGCCGACTATCCAGCCGTGCACGTGGCGCTCCAAAATACTTCAGCAGAGCGAGAAGAAGAACTTCGAGGCCATCAAAGTCTACTTCACCGTGCCGCCTAACACGCCGGCGCAGAACGCTGTCCGCAACACGGCGGACACCCTGGACCCCAGCTGGAATACGCTGGATACAGGGCAGTACGGCATCCTCCGGGTGTACGCCGATGGTGTGCTGGTGACCACGCGCGAGATCGTCAAGAGCGGCGAGTTGCTACGCGTGCTGTCAGGGTTCATGGCGGAGGAGTGGCAGTTCGAGATCACCACGCGCGTCCTGATATCGAACATACAAGTCGGCACGAGTGTGAAGGAGCTGGCCAGTGTCTAACGCACCCGTCTGTCATATCCCGACCAACCAGTCGATCACGGACCAACCGCGCGCAGCGCGGTTCCCACCCATCCCTCCGGTGGTCGACCTCAAGAGCGCGATAGTGGCGATCAACTCGATACACATGATCATCCAACAGATCACCGGGCAAATACCTCCGTCCGGGGCGCAGGGGGCTGCGGGCAGTATCGGGTCGCGCGGGGCGCAGGGTGCGAACGGCGGCGGTTCACAGGGTGAGCAGGGTTCGCCCGGTAAAGCCGGTACACCGGGTGCGAGCGGCAAATCGCCAAAAAAGGGTCGGTTTGTCGAGACCCAGCGCACCACGAGCAACGTCAAAATCTATCAGGATAATGACAGCACCAGCGACAACTGGGTCGAGATCGAGCGGATCAACAAGGTGGTGTGGACAGACCAAGTCACCGGCGAGCTGATCGTCTGGTCCAGATAATAACGGATCGTTTACGTCTACAGGGCCTACCAATAGGGCTAATCAAGGGGTCAGGCCATCATGGCGAGCAGCAGCTCTAATTCTTCCAGTAATCAATCGAGTTCATCCTCGTTTATTCCGAATTACCCGCAGTCCTCACTACTGCAGTCGATCGCGCAGTACGCGAGCAACTTGGGTGACGCGACTTATAACTGGGGTCAGCAGCAGTACGCCAAGACGTCCGCCATCTCTGACCAGAACATCAACAGCTACCTGACGACATCCGCGCAGGCGCTGGCGAACTCGCAGAACGACGAGCAGCGCTACCGGACGCTGTTCCAGCCTCAAGAAAACAGCCTCGTTCAGGACGCGAATAGCTACAACTCGAACGCTCGTCAGCAGTATGAGATGGGCCGTGCGGAGAGCCAGACTGGCGAGGCGATGGACGCCGCGCGTAAGAACCATGCTCAGAACCTGCAGGCGTACGGTATTGACCCGTCTTCGGGTCGCTACGACGAGCTTGATCGGGCGGATCAGCTCGCCAAGTCGGCGGCACAAGCCGGCGCAGGGCAGCAGGCATATCAGAACACAGCAGCTACCGGCCGTCAGTTGCGTGCAGACGCTATCCAAGTCGGCGCACGCTATCCCGGTCAGATCACCAACGAGCAAAACACGGCCCTCCAGGGCTATGCGGGCGCGGAGAACTCCAACCTCGCCAACGCGAATACTGGTGTCGCCCTCAACCAAGCGGCGAACCCGTATCTGACGACAGCGTCGAGCCTGAAGTATCCCCCGCTTGGGTCTACCAGTCAATCCTCTGGTCAGAGCGCTGGCGGCAGCTCAAGCACTGATCCTGCGCAGCAGCCGAAAGACCAGTCGCAGGGGAAAGACCAGTCGCAACCTTCTGGTGGCGGCGGTAGTGGTAGCGGCTACGGCGGTGGCGGTTCGGGTACCGGTGCCAGCGTTAGCGGGGCTGGCCCCGCAGAAGAAGGTGGCGGTAGTGGTGGCGACGGGAGCGTATTCGATACTGGCTCGGGCACTGACTACACTGGCGCTGACAGCTATCCGTTCTCGGACGCGTCCGGTAGCGGTGATCCGTCCGGCAATAACGGTGACCTCGGAGCTTACAGCGACAGCAGTTACGCCCCAAGCGACGGTAGCGTCTTCGATACTGGGTCGGGCAGCGATTACACCAATGCTGGTAGCGGCGGCTACGGCGGCTTCGATTATGGTGGCTCCGCTGGTGGCGATGGTACCTTCGATGGCGGTGGCGACAGCGGCGGGGACTACGCACAGGGCGGTTCGGTCCATGTTCTGAACCGCCAAGCAGGCGGACAGGTCCCCGCGGGCGCGTCCCCTTCTGGCGGACAGCAGACCGATGACATCCACGCCAATCTGAACGCCAACGAGTTCGTCATTCCGAAAGACGTCGCGCTGTGGAAGGGACAGGAGTTCTTCCAAAAGCTGATCTCCGACGCGCGCAAGAACAACGCCATGGCTGCGGCCAAGCCGGCCATGCATAGGGGTCAACAATGAAGGACGACGATTTCCGACACGAGGAAGGCGCCATCGATGACCGCCGTGATGACACCCCCGCGCGCGGCGCCGCGCGCGGCCTAGCCGAAGGTATCCGCACGCAAGCATCGCATGCATGGGAAGGTGACGACGACTACAGGAACGGCCCCGAAGTCCCAGGGTCCGATCTAGGTAATCAAGCCGGGCTGAGCAATCTACCCAAACCCAAGAAGAGCTACGCAGCAGGTGGCACCGTGACCCCAGACCAGATACTACTTGGCGCGCCGACGACGCAGCGCGACAATATGGGCAACGCGGTTAACCCGATGATGTCGGCCGAGAGCGGCGGGACACAGTCGGGCAACGCGTCGCCTTTCTCCAGCAGCATGTCCCTTGCCGAGGGCGGGGCGATCCCGGATGGAGATGGCGATGACGATGGTGATAGCAGCGGTAGCGGTGATACTGACAGCGATAGCGGCGGTCTGGGCGGAGAGACGCCGGACCAGGGCGCGCCCAACGGCACCGAACAAGATAGCACGACGCAGGCGTTCTCTACGGCGCTGAAGGCGGTCAATGCTGGCCTGATGTATGGCCGGCAGAAGCATGGCTTGCCGACCGGTAATGACCAGAGCCAAGGCCAGGACAAGAGCGGCGCTATCCCCGACGATAACACCGACGATAGCGGCGATGAGAGCGACGCAGCGCCGGCCTTCGCCGAAGGTGGCGCGGTACCAGACGACAACGACGTCGTCGAGCGCACCCCAGAGACCGGTGAGAATTCCGGTGGCGCGGACCAGGGCGAGGCTTGGAGCCCGAACGCTCCGGATAATTCCGGTGCGGCGCCCGTCGACGCGGCGCCGCAGGCTGGCGCCATTCCGGATGACAACTCCGGCGCAGCGCCCGTCGACGCCGCCGATCCCCAGGAACAGAATAAGGCGCAGCAGACCCCGCTCGCGTACCTCATGGGTGCCGACGGTGTCGCGCCGCAAGTGTTGGACCACTACAAGTCCGACACGAACGGGACCGAGGCAGACCGCAATCTTCAGGCCGTCGACAAGGCTTATCAGGACGGCGGCGACCAGGGCGCGTTTGGCGTGATCCAGGCGCTGCGGCAGAAGTTCGACCGGTTCATGAACCACGGGCGCGCCGCGCTCAATCAGGGCGACATGGCGAACGCGGCGAAGAGCGCCACGCAGGCGATGGACAACTTGCCCGATGGTAAGAACGTTGTATTCCAGCCAACCAAGGATGGACTGGTGGCTAGGATACACGGCGGCAGCGAGCAGCCGAACACGGTACCACTTTCGGCTGCCGCTGCCGATGCCTTCATGAACACCGGCAAGTTGGGGCAGTTCGACGGTCTCTTGGAGAACGGCGTCAATACCGCCATGAAGGCAGCGACCAGCACGCCAGCCGCGCCCGCGGCGCCACAACTTCAGACCGGCACCGGTTACATGGGGAAGAACGGCCTCGACAAGGTGCGAGGACTGAACAACGCCGCGTCTCAAGTCAACGCAGTCGGTCGGTCGGGTGGGCAGGGTGCAGCGCAAGCCCCGCAACCGGGAGGTGCGGGTCCTAACTCAGAAGCAGATCGTTCCGTCAAGATGGGTCACGACGTCACGCTCCTTCGTGCGTCAGACAAATACAAGCGGCTACATCCAAACAGCGACACGCCCGAGAACCTCAACGCGCAGGTTCGCGTGATGTCCCCGAACGACCGGGTCAGGACGTTCCAGAACGGTAACAAGATCAGCGACACCGGCGAGGACGTCATCAACGGCAAGAAGGGGCGCGGTAGCAGCGGCAGCGGGCAAGCCGGTATCGAGCGTGAGAAGCTGAAGCAGGACGCATTGAACGAGCGCGAGAAGATGCGCTTCGAGCATAACACCACCCGCGACACGGCGCGTAATAGTGCACGGACTACCCTGGAGCAGCAGAAGGCGATGGCCGCCATTGACAGGCTGTCGCGCGGTAGCGACGACAAGCGCATGCAAGAGCTGGCGAAGACGGCGCGTACTGTGATCTCCAATCCGAACTTCGGCATGCAGACCGATGAGCAGCGGAACGCGATCTACAAGCAGTTCGGCATCGACAAGATGATGCAACAGGGTACTGGGCCGTCCCAGCAGCAAGCACCACAACAGCGAGCGCCACAGCAGGCACCGGCGCAGCAACAGCCAGCGCAGCAGCAAGCACCACAACAGCGTCCTGCGAACGTCCCCCAAGGGGCGAAGCAGTACAACGGTAAATGGTATACTCGCGGACCGAACGGTGAAGCGGTACCGGTACAATAAGAAGAGCCAAAATGGCCGACGAGACCGACGCACCGCTCATGTTCGACGATATCCCGTCGTTCGACGACATGCCCGACGCCCCGACGCAACCACAGGCGTCGGGTGCTTCGTCGAGCCCGTTGATGTTCGACGACATTCCGTCGTTCGACGACATGAAGGACGAGAACCGCCCACAAGCCGAAGGGCAGGTGGGTACGTTCGCACGTGAGGCGGCGCACGCCGCTCTCCCCGCTGCCGGCGGTATGCTGGCAGCTGGTGCAGCTGGTGCCCTTGGCGGCGCAGCGCTTGGTCCTGTCGGCGCTATCGCTGGTGGCATCGGCGGCATGATCATCGGCTCGATGGCGACGGACAAGGCGCAGCAGTGGTCGCTCGAACAACTCGGGATGGACGACAGCGCGCAGCGCGCAGCTAACGCAGAAGAGAACCCATATACAGCGTTCGCCGGTGGGCTCGCCCCCGCCGTCGCCACCATGAGCCCGGTGAAAGGCCTTCAAGCCGCTCAACGCGGCATCGGTGCCGGCATGATGGGCGGCTTCGAAGCCGGTCAGGAGTATCTGCAAGAAGGCAAGGTCGACCCGCTCAAAGTCGCGGGTGCGGCCACGGTCGGCGCCGTGCTACCGCAAGCGAACCGCGCGGGTGAAGCGCTCATGGGCGCAGGCGCGCGCGTCGCAGGACGTCCCAACGCTCATGCGAACCCCGCTGCCGAACCCGTTCAGGATGAAGCTGCGTCCTCGCAGCAGCCCACCGTCACCGGTGACAACTCGCTTGCGCAGCCCGCGCCGAGCAACGACGGCGACACGATAGGTAACCCGCAGTCGCGATCGACGACGGGCGACATCGGGCGCGACCAGACCAAGGGCAAGTCCGCGCCGGACGCAGAGGGTAACTCGCTCACTCAGGGTGAGACGGACCCGACTATCCGCACGGCTATGGAGAGCTGGCTAGGCGAGGAGCCGGGCGGTGGCAAGCCAGAGCCCCAGATCACGGCATCGGAGCCTGACCTGCCGATCCATACGGGTATCGAGGAGGCGCATCAGCAGGCTGTAGCCGCCGCGGCGCCGCAAGAACGCATACACACGGGCATCGAGGGAGCAGCCGCTTCGCAAGCACCCCAGGCGGCCGCCCCGACCACCGTGGGCGAGTTCAAGACATCGAAGGGCTCGCAGTACCAGCTTCACGAAGACGGCTCTACGACCCGTAACAAGTCCGTGCACCCCGAACACCCAGGCGACGAAGGCCCCAAACCGAAATCGGAGAAGACCTACTACCTTACAGGGGAGCAAGCACGTGCATTGGCACCGCCGCAGGGCAAATTCCGTATCATCGATCACGGCAATGGCACGCTGTCCACTGCTACGCCGTCTAGCGGCGATCGTTGGGGCATTGCGTCTAGCCAACGCGGCGTTGGTCCTGTCGAGACGCAGCCGCAACACGGCCTCCACCCGCTCGAACTCTGGGCCGGGTCCGTCAGCAAGCAAGGCGACCGCGGCTACAACGCCGCCCACTTCGGTAACGAAGTCACCGAGATCAATGGAAGAGCTAGAGAAGAAGCTGTACCGGGCGGAGAAAGCCGCCCTCAAGAAGAAGTAGCGCCCGCTCCCGTCGCGGAACACGTGCCGGCGTTCGATGCGATCCCCGAGACCGCCACCGAGGGCGTGAAGCCGACCCGAGCAACTGATGCGATAGTTGGCTATCACGGCTCTCGTGACGTTATGGACAAGTTCGATCCGTCGAAGACGCGTCTGGACAGAGGCGTGTTCTTCGCTGAGCACCCAGAGGTAGCATCCAAGTTCGCTGAAGGGCGTGCCGTCGATGGCGACCCTGCTCGTATTTATGGTGACGACACGCCGCAAGAGATTGTGCGGTGGGTGGAGGAGCACGCTGGCGCTTCAGAGGCCAAGCGCATCAAGGCACTCATTGACGAGGCTGAGCGCCTTGACTGGGACAAGAACAACGACAAAAAGAGCGCTCTGTCCGAGACCATCAATGCTGAGCTGACTAAGCTGACTGGCCTCGATCAGTCGTTTGGCGACAGCAGCCCTAACGTAACGATGGCTCGCATCAACCTTGGCAAAAACCACAAGGTTGATATGGGGGGCAAGTTCGACTGGGGTAAAGAGGGAGAAGCCCTCGCTCATGCCCGCCGGAACGGGTTCGACAGTGTCACGTTCACAAACACAGGTGAGAAGGGTAACTACCACTCGATCCTGAACCGGGACAACATACACCCGTATTACGACGCCAACACGACAATCCCCGAGACCGCCACCGAGGGCGTCAAACCGGAGCCGAAGGTCGTTACCGCGGCGGTAACGAAAATGCGCGAGAACGGCGTCCCCGAGGACGCCATAGCGAAGTTCAACGCACTCGACCCGTCCGCAAAGATCGCCGAGGCATCAAAATACGTCAACGGCCGGAAGAACCCCGGCGAGATGGCGCGCCCGGATCGCATCCGCAGCGGGGCGCCCGTAGTCGAGGGCATCAAGACCGACGAGGGCAAGCCGGTCACCGCACGGGATAAGGCCGACGCAGCGCGCAAGAGCGCCGACGTCAAGACGATGAACGACGCCCACGAGGCACTCGGCAAGATCGAGGTACCGACCACACCCGAGGAGAAGGCAGCCCTGAAGGCGCGCCTGCAGACGTTCCTCGATGCCACCAAGGGGGTGACTTACAAGCCCGCCCTGAAGCACGAGCCCTACGTGATCCAGCGCGCCGCTAAGAAGCTCCTTACGGCGAAGAACCCGAGCGAGAAGAGCTGGAACACGTTTGTGTCCGACGCCCTCGTGGGGGATGAGGCGCGCGCCACGCAGCGCATCGAGGCTGACATCGGCCGCAACAAGCGCTCTGGCGACGAAGCGATCACCGGCGCCGAGGCGAAGCTCGCAGAACACAACGACGTCGAGGACGTCGCGATCGAGAACGTGAACCTTGAGCGCGCCACACGGGCCATCAAGGAGCTGGATCAATACTTCCGCGGCGACAGAGAGCGTGAGGACCTGTCCGCGAAGGCGCAGAAGACCCTCAGCGCCATGCCGCCGGAAATCCGCAAGGGCGCGTTCGACGCCGAGCCAGATAGCCCCGAGGCGACCAAGGTCGCAGGCTGGCTGCGCAACCACTTTACTGAGCCGCAGGAGACACCGGTCAAGACGGCGCGGGACATCAAGCGCATCGAGCCGGCGGCCCACATCGACGCCACCACACCGGAAGGTCAGAAGGCGCTAGATAAGGTCCTGTCCAAGGCGCCAGAGGAGCCGAAGGCCAGCGAAGTACGCAAGATCAAGCCAGACGCCAAGATGCTCGCAGATATCCTGGAGCGGTCGAAGCAGGCTGACGCGAAGAACAAGGCCAAGGCCCCGGAGAGCGAAGCGCCGCCGCAGGTGAAGACGAAGGCTGCCCGCGATCTGTTCGACGTGTTCTCCAAGGATGAGGGCGGCAAACTCGATTTCGACGGGATCATGGCGGACGTCACCGCGGCCCTCAAGAAGACTGGCTACGCCGCGAAGAAGAACTTCTGGCAGCCGAAGGGCAAGGACAGCTACATCGCGCGCACGCCGAAGAGCCCGCAGGAGGAGTACGCTCGCTCGCTGTCGGACGATCTGCAGAAGGTGCGTCAGGGCGACATCGATCACAAGCTGGGCCTGATGCAGCTGGTCGACCGTCTGCCGAAGGCATTGAACAACCCGAAAGCGCTCGAACAGATTTACCTCGCACGTGAGAGCGGGAAAATCTCCTCGCTGCCGCCCTTCCTGCAGCGGCTCTACGAACAGCACTTGGAGCCGATCTTCAAGCAGAACGACACGCTGTTTGACAACATTCAGAAGCTGGCCCCCGATCGTATCGGACCAGAGGTGAAGGATCACGTCTATCGTATCCTGAAAGGTGACACGAGCGAGAACAACATCCTCAAGACCGGCGAGAGCACCGACCCGATCGAGGGCGTCAACGCTATCTCGACGGCGCAGCGCGGCCCGGCGCTCAACCGGCGCTTCGTCGCGTTGGAGCGTCAGGATGGCAAGCGCTTCGTCATCGCGCTCAACGACAACGGCTTTACGATCTGGAAGAACGGTAGCCCACAGCGTATCGTTGACCCAACGTTCAACTACAAAGCGGGCGACAAGCTCACGGTAGGCAAGAACACCTTCACCATGAAGGAAGCGATGACGCCTGAGATCGAGGCGCACGCCAAGATGGACGGTGGCAAGAGCGCTGAGTACTACCACAACGCGGCGCTCAGCGCGACCGCGGCCAACGCGTATCTCGGCTCGATGGCGCGCCATCTGCAGTACCTTGAGACCCTCAAGAAGGACCCGGCGTTCACCCGCTACGCTGCCGCACCGGGCAGCAAAGCGCCGTCCGACTGGGTCACGACGTCCCTTCCTAACTTCAAAGACTGGAAGATGGACCCCCAGCTGTCGCACGTGATGAACGACTACGCGCAGCCAGGGTTCAACGAGGCCAACCTCAACTTCATGCGGCGTCTCAGCCAAGCAGTCACCAAGACGATCTTCTGGCTGCCGACGGCACACATCAACAACGTCGGCGGCCACTGGTTCGTCGGTCGTGGATGGGACTGGATCACGCCGAAGGGATATCAGGGGCTCGTCGTTGACGGCGCCAAGGCGATCAAGTCGGTCATATCGCAAGATGCATTCCAGTCTCAGATGCGTGAGCATGGCGCTGGCTCGATCTACGGCGGCGTGCTCACCCAGAACTTCATGGAGAAACTCGGTAAGGCAGCCGGTGAAGACATCAAGCGTAACCCGTCGAAGTGGGACCCGATCGCCAAGACGCTTGGGGTAGGACCGAGCGATCTCGCCCGCGCCATCTATAACGGCTCTTCCAAGATGATGTGGGCCGCGAACGATATGTTCCTGACGCACACGGTGATGGAGAACATGCGTAAGGGGATGGATATGTCCGAGGCTATCCAGCACGCCGAGCGCCACATCCCGAATTACCGCGTGCCGACGACTGTCCTCAATGGCGGCCGCAGCGGTCGTATCATGTCCCAGATCATGCAGGACCCACTGGTCACCTCGTTCGGGCGCTATCACTACGGCGTGTACAACTCTTATGCGCACATGGTGAAAGACCTTGTGCAGGGTGATGGGCACCGCAAGCTGGAGGCTGTCGGCAACCTGATGGCTCTCGGTATCATGGCGTTCGCAGTCAAGCCCCTGTTCGATACAGGTGCGAAATACCTAACCGGGAACGATAAGGCTGAGGTCCAATCCCGCGGTCCGCTGGGGCCGCTGCACCACGTCGTACGGAGCGGCGAGGCTTTGTCGGACCCCATGCAGTTCGCTCGGTCTACCGTCACGATACCCCCGCTGACGTCGACTATCCTGGAGACGCTTTTCAATAAGGATTGGCGCGGCAAGTCGATCATCGAGCCAGGCACCTTTAGTAAAGCCGCCCACGGTTCGGTCAAGGACATGGGTAGGGTCGCTGTACAGGAAGGTGAGCACGCCCTCCGCGGGCTAGTAAGCCCTGTGGGCACGGCAGAGAGCGTAGCCGCCAAGGACATAACTCCGGCCGGCGGCCTGCGTGATCAGGCCCTGGATATCCGCAACCCCAGCGCGGCACAGAAGAAGTACGAGGCGAATATCGCCAAAACCAGCGCGAAGGCCGTGAAGTCCCGGTTTAAGAAGCCGCCGGGGCAGCTCGAAAAGGCTTACAACAAGACGTTCGGCTACTGAGATCGTTAACGGATGAAGGCGAAGCATATGCCATTCAAGAAGGTAGGAACTGACGACTATACCAGCCCCTCGGGGCGTCATTTCAACGGAGCCCAGGTCCGGCTCTATCACGCAAACGGGGACAAGTTCCCCGGCCAAAAAAAGTCGGAGAAACCGAATGTCGGAATACGCAAAGGGCGAGAAGCCGAGAAATCTGGACGCGGCGTGCGGCGGCCCAACTCTGGAACGCGTTAGGAGCTTCCTGAAGGACGAAAAGTGCGGGATGCTCGGACCGCCGAACGACCAGGATTACTCGTCCAAGGGATCGCCGGCGAAGCGCACGGGCGACAAGTCCCTGCCGGACATCAAGCCGAAAAAATAATTACCGTCACGGTAACGCGGGGCGGCGGCGATGGCATCCAAATCTGACTACTACCAAGTGATCGATGGGGAGTGGATATCGCTCCCCATGCGTAACTACAAAGAGCAGTGCTGCGATTGCGGGCTGGTCCACCGCATCAACTTTCGTATCAAAGATGGGGTACTCCAGGCTCAAACGTACCGGGATGGCCCTGCCACCGGCGGCGCGCGGCGCCGCACTACCCGTCTTAAAAAGTGAGGGAACGATCCAGTGAGCTGGTGGTTTACCCTTGCCATCGTGTTTGTGCTCGACGTCGTCTGGGCACGATACACGCTGTCCCTGGCATTTGACCGCCCCATAGCTGCCGGACGGAACGCCGGCCTCATCTACGTTCTGAGCGGTATCGCAACCATCAACTTTGTGGGGGACCCATGGCTACTAATTCCAGGCGCAATAGGAGCGTTCATCGGCACCATCGTTGGGATGATGAAGCGATGACATACATCGCTCCACTTCTCCTGTTGTACGCCCTAGTCTTTGCCGGGTTGTGGCATTGAGGCTCATACTGCCAATAGGTGTCTGGTTTCGTTCACAATTTCTGCTTATTGGACACCTTATTGGCCGTCTTTGGCGCTCCCTAGCGGAATCGAACCGCTCTCTCCACCGTGAAAGGGTGGCAAAACACACGTGAAAGCTCACTCCGCAGCTTGCGCGTGTATTTCTTCATCGGGCGTAACGATGCCCGTATCGATTGGGTTCCCCATACCGGCCACAGTACCCAAGTCGCCGTTGTCCACCCGTGACAACATCTCGCACAGCTCGGGATGGTTCGTCGCGTCGATAATGAGCACGCGTTCCTGGCCCCCGCCAAGCCCTGTCCCCGCGGCGATTGATGCTCTGCCACGTGTCATCCCGTAGGTCTTGACAAAGCTCTGCTCCACTGCCGAAGCGCTGATCTCTTCCCTAGCACACCACTCGCGGAATTTGCGGGTCGACATCGTAATCGTCTTCTTGTTGTCGTCGAACCGCACCGAGACACCGTTCGGTAATGGGGCGTTCGGGAACAGCCGGCGCCATGGGATATACCCATTTGACCCGACACCAGTTTGCGAACGCTCGCACCAGATGCTGGTCATACCATGGTCCTGCAGAAACGCAGTCAGTTGATCTTCCGAGAAGTGCGCGCCGTTCGGGGAGACAGTCGCAGCGACGCGCTCGTTGTGGTTTTTCGCGTAAACGTCTAGCAAGAAAGCCTCCAGTGAGGTGACGTCGAAGCCGACGTTCAGTTTGTTGGCGAGTTCAGCGCCAACCAAGATCGCCGCGATGATACCAATCCAGAACCGATCTTCCTCGCTCGGGTTCAAGCGGGTGTCCAGATCGATTAGTACTTCGGTTACGCGCTTCTGCACCGCGAGATGCTGCGTACCTAGTATCTTGGCGTATTCAAGGCCCACGTTGCCATAGTTGCGGTGTAGCTCGATCAACGCCTGTGCCGCGGTGCTCGCTGGTACCTGCCCCTGCGGGTTTTCCAGCTTCTCTACCTGATATTCCAGCACGCGGTTGAGGCCGGCCGTGTGGGTAAGCTGCTTCGCTGCGATGAACTCTTTAAAGCAGAGGTTCGAGTTGATGCTGATGAGGGTACACCACGTCCCCTTCTCACGCTGGTTCCTATTCTGGTCGAGCTTGCCGCCACCCACGCCGGCGTTGACCAGCATGAGCACCTCAAGCGCGTGCCCCTGTGTTTTCTTGTCGTGGATTTCGTCCCAATACACCGGCAGGTTCACCGTCGCGGAGAGGCGCTTTTCGAGCGACTTATCTGAAGTCTTCTGCGTCTCTTTGCTCTCTTTCGGATGACCCCACACCGCAGCGCCGACTTCAAGCGCGTAGCTCTTGCCGGCTCCCGACGCGCCGTACGCCGACAGCATAGCGCCGACGACGCCGGTCATCTCCATCAGAGGCGCGGCGAACGACAGCGCAATAATGGCGTCCAGCTCGGGGCGCTTCTGCATCAGCATATAGTTACAGGCCGTGTGCCACGGACCTAGCTGTCCGGTGGGACGAAACCGCCTCTGCGTCTCGTGGTCGGTCATACCCGCTTGCGGGTTTGTCCCGTCATCCTTGAAGATGAAGCCGCCATAGGCAAAGCCCCTGCGAATACCTGCTTCGTTGTACCAGCCGAACGCCTGCGCGATCTGTGCCACAGCAGCTTCGTGCATCTGCGCCATCCATGAATTCATAAAACCCTCCAAAAACCCTTTGTTCTCGCTAACGTAATTCACCTTCGCTGCAGCGAACTTCTTCTCGAAGCCCGAGCCGCACCAGTCCTCGCGCTTCATCGACGTCTGAAGCGTGTTACCTTTGTCGTAGCTCACGCGGAAATGGATGACGTCCGGGTCTTTTTGGACCCACGGCGTATCGATGCGCGAGTGAAACAGAGGATGCCAAGTCTCCTGGATGTCGCCGTCACGTGTGCGCTTCTCGACGATCTTGCAGATCACGCCGTTACCATTGAGGTCGTATCCAGGCGGTAGCTGGAGTGCCTTAGCGCCTTTTGGTGGCGCCGCCGGACCTGAGTTTACCGTGGCGGTAACCGCCGGCCTTATATTGAGCGGTGACTTCCCTTTCGAGAAGAGCGGGCACGTCGCGCAAGATTTGCAGCCAGCGCCTGCAATGGTCCCGCAGCTCGGGTATCCGATATTGCGGTCCACTCGGTCAGCCACCTTGCGATCGTAGAGCGCCTGTGTACTAGCCTCGGAGTATTTCTCATGGAGTTTCGATATCTCGTGGGCGAGTGCATTGCCGTCCTCCATAAATGTTGTGCAGAGCACGGACAAATTCCACTGCGGATTGTCGAGGTCTTTACCGCCGGTGTCCTTCGCTTGCCGTAAGAAGCCGCACTGCTCAAAGATCGGGTTTGGGTCGAGTGGCTTGCTCTCTTTGGCGGCGACACCCGTGCCCAGTTGATCCGCTTGCGGGCTAAGAGCCGCGAATGCTGCGTTGGGGGCGGTAGCGAAACTCGGGTCAAGTTCCTCGATTTCAACCTGCGCCACAGCGGGAGCAACTTGCTGTAGAAAGGCGAGGTCCTGCCCGAAGTCATAATCCTCACCGAGATGTTTGAGTTCGACCTTCCGCGGCGGGTCGTACTTGTGGTTCAGCGTTCCCGGTACGCGCAACAGACGAACGCTATCGCTGGTGACGCCGTAGTCGCACTTGACGTCTTCAGCCAGCAGCAGCTGTTTCAGACCTTCAGCGTAGGGACGCCAATCCGCTGGCGACAACGGGACATGGCTGATCCAATAGATGTGCAGGCCACCACCGGAGTTCACCACTGCGCTAGGGTCAGGCAGTCCTACCTTCTTCTGGAAGGCACGAAACGCTACCCACGCCTCATTTATGGACGTATAGCCGGTGTCCTTGATGTCTATGTCAACCCAGATCGCCTTGAGCCAGGACGCGTTCTTATGCAGGCGCTTCGCCTTCGGCTTGCCGGCACGGTTCTCGGCGATCTCGTTCTGCTGGGAGGTGCAATACCAGACGTCATAAAAGCTATTGTTGGTGGTCTCCAGCCACTGCGCGTAGCTGATGAATTTGCCAACGTCTTTAAAAGGCCAGCCGACAACCCAGTCCTTGCCGCCGTTCTTGGAGGGGTCCTGGTTCTCCGAGTGGCAATGTAAGTTGATCCAGCCGGGACCTTGAGGTCCCGGCCAGACTACAACACGCTCTAGAAATTTACGGTCGTCAGACATGTGTTTCGTTCTTATTTGAAGATGCCGGCCACACGCGCATCGAGGTCAAGATCGGCTTCCTCTGCCGGTCCGGTATCCTCTTCGGATGGCACCGTAGAAGGTGCCACATCGATGATCGGCTGACTGTCACCCAGTCCAACATCACCGAACCCGGTGCTGATCGGCTTGGTCTCTTCGGCTTCCGCCTTGGCCTTTGCTTCGGCTGCTGCTTTGGCTTTCTTGGCCTTCGCAGCTGCGAGCTGCTTCATCAACGCTGCTTCCTCGTCGTCCTCACCAGAAACTATAGGGGCTGACGTCGGGGTAGATGAAGTCGGGCTTGTAACCGGGGCCGAAGGCTTTATAGCCGAGGAGATAGTGGCGGCCTTGACCGACGAACTCGGCTGCGAGGAGACTTCCGATGTCAGCTGTGAATGCCTCGCCGTGCGCATCAAAGCCGCCTGGGGCTTTCCCACTTCGCTCTCTCCCGTGATGCGGAGAGCCTGCGCTTCTCCACGCATCGGCATAACGATCGGCGCTTCCTTCTCGGTCAACGCCTGCAGAGCGCGGAACGTCATCTGCGGGTGGGGCTTATTGAGCACAAACCCGATACGGGTGATGTACGTCGAGTAATGGAAGCCCTTCTTGGCCATCGCGTCGCCCAAGATCGCCAAGTCGTTCAGCGACGCAGCCGGAATGCGGAGGAACACCGGCTCCAGGAGCGGTTCACCCAAGAGCTGCTTGCTCTGTGAGGGCACGATCAACACTGCGAGACGCTTGTAATCGGCGCAGTCACGACCCTTGCGATCGCCAACCATCTTCCACTCGTTGCGCGGGCAGAGGGCGCATGCCGATGCCTGCGGCTGTTGTGCGTCAGCGTCCGGGGTGATCCCGTTGAGTGAGGAGCAAGTGGGGCGTCCACCCTTGCTGCTCTCGTCGTTGAAACTGTCCTTCGGGTAGAAGCTCTTCGACTTGCTCGGTGCAGCCCGCAGGATGATCACATCCAAGAACGGCGCCTGTGTACCATCGTCGGGACGCGTAAATGTATGTGTCTCGCCGCGCAGACGCAGCGTCCACACTTTACCTTTGTATCCGATGATACCGTAGGAGCTGCCGATACCATCGGCGAGGCTTTCAGCTTCGGGGTTTAGCGCAGCAAACGCCGAGTTGGGGCGGGCATTCTCGAACGCGTCGACGTTCATGAGGTCGGTCGAGGTCATAGTCTTTCTTTCCTTCGTTAAATTTACCGTGGCGGTAAGGTTACTTGGTGGGGCGACGGACGCCGACAGTGCGAACCGCGTTAAGGTTCACTCCGGGCGGTGGTGCTTTATGCGTCTCGATAAACTCGCGAATTGCCGTGGAGTTGGCTTTGCGGTCCATCAAGTCGAACGCTTGATTTTCAATCACGTAGTCCATGAATGCCTGTGGGTCGGGGAGTGAGGCGGTATATCTTACGGAGGCGTAGGCTGTCCCTTGTTTGGTCTTGACGCTCTCGGCGCCGGACGCCTCCAGGAAATCCTGAAGCCAAGTCGTTAATAGATTTCGCGTCTCGACAAGCGGGGCGAGTTCTTCCTTGTGCCGCTCTTCGATCTCTTTGATCTTGTCGCGTACCGCTACGAACTGCTCGATGCGTTTTTCGAGCAGCTGGGAAGACGTCGCTTTAGCCGTGGTAGTATCTTCAGACACGTGGGGCTCCTATGGGTTGGGGGTTTCGATTAAATAGCCGCGTCGGGGCCTCTCATAAGGCTTCCTTAGTGGCGTTAGAGAGCATCTCTAAAAGCGCATCCTGCACGCGCTGCTTCGCACGCAGCATTGTGTATATCCGGCGTTCAACCGGCGTACTTTGCAGATGGATAATCTGTTGTTTGCTCTTCTGTCCGATGCGGGTGATGCGTGCGTTCGCCTGATCGTAAATATCAAGCGACGTCGTGGGCATGTACCAGACCGCCATGTTCGCGATAGTCAACGTCAGGCCGTGCGCCAAGCACATCGGATGCGCCAGTAGAACTTTGTACTTGCTGGTATTCTGGAACAAATTGAAGATTTTGCCGCGGTCGCCTTGGGACGTGTTACCGGACACGACCGCGTGTTCGATCTTGGCGTCCGTTAGCACTTTGGCGACGCCGTCGAGCGCGTGGATGTACGGCACGAACACCAGTACCTTCTTGTCGTTCTCCTCGATCAGGTCGACCAGCATCTCGTGCCGGGGCTTCGCGTCGGTCTCAATGACTTTTTTATCGCCGGCGTAGACCCAGCCGCCGCCCACTTGCAGCAGTTTGCCCATAGCTACCGCGGCGTTGACCGCGGTGACGGTGTGCCCTGCTACTTCAGCTTGGAACATCTTTGCGAGCTTGTCATAGATGCCCTCTTGCGTCTTGGTCATCGGCACGTCGATCGTACGATACGAAACCTCGGGTAACTCGATGACATCGTCGAGGGAATATCTCACATTCGGCTGAAGCATCCGGAACGCAGTTTCAATAGCGTCCGCCTTGGGCGTCCACTTGAACTGGTTGATCCGGTTCATCAGTTGCTCTTGCGCTTGCCGGAAGAACTTCGGGACAGTGTGGGGCGTTACGATTTTCGCTTGCGACCAGACGTCGGTTGGTTCGTTTGGCATGGGGCGTCCGGTGAGGCCCCATACGATCTTAAATCGCTCAGCAAACTTTCGCATAGCTTTGGATCGTCCAGAATTGTTTCGATAGACCGCGAGTTCATCCAGGGCGAGTACGTCGATATCAGTGCGTAGAGATAACTCCGCTTCGATAGTTTTAAGGCCGTCGTGGTTGATGACATAAATGTCCGCATCGGAAGCGAGCCGTTCGAGGCGCTTTGCTTTTGAGCCATGGAGTATTGCTACCTTTCTGTTGGGGAGAGTGGCGAACACCTCTGCGGCCCAGACGAAATCGAGCGTAGAGAGCGTGGCCACAATGAGAAGCTTGCCGCAGAGATTGTTGCTGTGGAGATAGTCCCACGACCACAACGTCGCCTTGGTTTTGCCGGTGCCCATCGAGTTGAGCACGTAGGCCCGCGGGGACGTGGTCATAAGATCGCAAGTTGCACGCTGCACGGCGAACGGTTTCCCGCCGCGCCAATCGTACTGGGTCAACATCGGATTCGGCGTCTCGTATCCGAGCGCTCGCAGACATATCGCGGTACGCAGATCGTGCCGTACGACTATCCGAGCTTCCCCGTTCACGTCGATAGACGGCGCGTCAGGAAAGAGCGTAGTAGTCTGTCCCGTCGCCGGAACGATCAGCGCTCGATTAGCTCTCGATAATATCAGGCGATTGCTCACGTCGCTTACCCTCGTATTGGATTTTCTGTCGCTCTAAACATTGCCGGCGACGTTCAGGCTTATAGCGATACCGCAGTTTGTCGTGTTCGCTTTGGCAGACGCGGCATCGGCGGACGACCCTTCCATCCGGGTATACTTTCATCTGCGTGGTTTTTTTAGTGAAGCGGTGTCCGTTGATGCAATGCGTCTTGGTGCCTTGCCACAACTCGCGGCACCGCCACGGGTCGATGTTGCTCTCCATGTCAGGCCCCGAGTTCGGACCTAATCTTGGATATCCGCATCTGTGAGAGCACGTCTTTTGGATGCTTTTCGAGGTGCGCCATGATCCCCTCCATCTGCCGGGTCAGGCGTCTCTCCTTGCTCGAAGGCGCGCAGGTGTTCTTCGTAGCGCCACTGCGCTTCGCGGTTGAGCGCTGGAGAGAGGGGTTGTCCCGCGAGGTACCGGTAGGTAATGCCACTTAAAATCTCCATCATCATTGCTACGTCGTGTTCGCTCTTAACCACCAACACGATCGCCCCAGCCCGTAGCATTGCTGAGCGCGTCGTCAGTTGGAGGGAGGTTAGCTTGCCGCCCGGCTTCTTCGTCTCGATGTACACAGCGAGGCCGCGCACACAAAGATGGTAGTCCAGCCCCACTGACCCGAAGCCAGTTTGCACCGGCTTGAAGCAGTGGCAGTCATCGCCGAGCTTCTCCAGCGCGGCATTGACCTTTGCTTTAACTCGACCTTCGGGTGTCACGGCGCCGTCCAATCCGTCGGAAGGACGTCGTCGACGCTCTTTACCGTCGCGGTAACGTCGTCGGGGTCCGGTTTTATTACGGACTTCGACACCGTAGTTTTTATCAGGTGGTTCAACTTCCGGGTCACTTCTTCTTTTTCTTTGGTCACGTTGAAGCCCGCACGCTCGGCCGCACGCAAACGGCAAAGTTCGTGCTCGTACCAGAAGCGCAGATTGTCATCGTCCTTGGTCATACATCTTCTCCAATGCTTCCCGTGCGAGCAGCTGGGGTTTGCCGTACCGCCAACCCATCGCTGCATTCCACGCGTAACGCCTCTGACCACCCATGGTGACAGGTGATCCCCACTCAAAATAATCTCGGCGTCGCATGCTGTACCCACACCAACGCCGCCAATGCCACAACGGTGTTGTCTCCCACGGCGGAGGGTTCGAGCTAAGCGGCGCATACGGCTCTGATACTATTCTCACCCGCGTGCTCCATACTGCGCTTCCAGCGCTTCGTACGCGACGCGTCGGGGCGTTGCGTATTCCCAAATCGGCGTTCCATTGACGTGGTAGTAGCGGTAACGCCGGCGGAACGGGTACCCAAGCCAATAGCGCCAGTGCCATCGCGGTACAGAGAACCACGGTATGCCCGCGGGCATGGGGTTAGGTAGGCGAGGAGCGGCCTGTACGCGCCAGTGCGGCGTCATCCTCGTGCTCCCTTGCCGAAAAACGGGCACGACGTGACGACGCAATACTTCTTGCAGAGGCCGCCCGGCTTAGGCGGGTACGTCAACGACTTGCTCGCCGCCTCCAGCTTGGAGATACGCGGCAACAAGTCCGTCCAGTGCTCGATGAGGGTGTCACCCGTCGCCTTCACCTTGTCGTTCCGCTTGAACACCTCGGGGGTGGTGCACTCTTCCTTGAGCCACACGTACTCAGAGCGTACGACCATGACCTCGGGGTAATGCGAGAAGATGCACTGCGCCATCAATGCCAATTGGACCGGGTCCTCTAGGACTTTGCCGGTTTTCCAATCGAGTATGAGGGC